AACAGTTCTTGAACAACTTGCTGAAAATGGTAGAGAGATTGATGCATTTGAAGCAGTTATTTCCTATTTGATTGATGAAGGATTTGCTAAGTCTTGGGAAGAAGCACAAGATATTATGATTACTTTAAAACCAGAATTAGTTGAAGAAGTGTATCAGAGTCAACTTCAAAAACTAGAAGAAAGTAAATCAAAAGCTGCTGTTGGTGGTATGCTAGGAAATGTAGGTGGTAGAGCAATTGGTGCTGCAATTGGTGGTGCTGTAGGTGGGCCAGCAGGTGCAGCTGCAGGAAAAACAATCGGTAAATTTGCAGGTGCTGCTTTAGGTTCAGCAGCTACTGCTAAACCAGGTAGGAAGAAAAGTGCTGCCATTGGTTCTGCTTTAGGTTCTTCTGCCATCATTGCTTGTAATTCTTGTTTCCAATTATACCCTGCCCTTTTTGCGAGTGTAGCGGAGGAAACAATACCCAATGATTTATGAATTTGCATAACTTTTGCTTGAGCTTCCATGTCTTCTTTTATTATTTCAGGGAATTCTAATGACATTGGAATATCAACCGTGTTAACTGGTTTCATTGTAGCTTTTCTTCCACCTATCATTTTTTGAGCTTGTTCTGTTACATACTCTGGGTCTTTACCTTCATGAATCATTGTATTAATTTCTGACATAATATTAATCATAGATTCTTGAGCATATTCTGGAACCCTTACAGTCTTTGGTAATTGGCCTGCTTTAACAGCATGTTTTAAAACTTCCCTATACATAGTTTCAAAAGCTTCACCAAAGAATTCTTGTTTACCCCTAATGTATTGACTGAACGGTGTATCAGCTTTTCTTATTGAAGCATATACGTTTTGGTCAGCCCTTTGATTTAAGATATGAATCGGTAAGCTTGTTCCAGCTCCGATTGTATATAAAATACCTAATCCATCTTCTTTAGCATCATCAGCATTAATTTGAGGTTTTTCAATTCTGTATTTAACATTTTCAGTTTCAACAAGCATAACCCCTCCTGCAGGAGCTCTTCTCTGTCTTTCTGTTGTTTCTGGCATACGGCCTGATATTTCTTTTACCCATACAACTTTAGAACGCTCATGATTTAATCTTATTCTATCCATCAACCAGTCTTCATAATATTTAAGGTGTCTCATAACTGGTTGTAATGGTACTCTACCTCTTATCTCGGTATCAATACCAAACTTGATAAATTGTACAGAAGGATTTTCAGCTAATTGGTTTTTAGATTTATATCCTCTTATCTCTCCAAATTGACTGTTGGCTAAATCATTATAGCCAATATCTCTTACCCAGATATCTTTATTATAAGATTGTTTAGTACCTGTTGGAGTGTAATTATAATCCCAATGGTAAGCTAGTTTGGTTTCAATATCACCCGGTGAAGACTCAACATCCATAATCTCTTGAGGTCTTATTCTTCTTACCTTTACTTGCCCTGATATTGGATTTACATAATAACCAATAAATAGTTCACCTTCTATAAAAGTCATACGTACAAAATCTTTTTCTCTTTTAATCATTTGGTTATTGTATCTAAATTGATTTAATATATTCTCAACCTTTTTATTATCAACTTCTATTTTTAAACCACCACCTATTGTATAGTGTGTCCAGTTTTCAACAATAGAACGACAATGTGGGTCATTAAAATATTTATATAATACAGCTTCTTGCATTTGATGAAGCTCAGCAGTAGTTTGACTGTATCTCATATTTGGATAAGAACTACCAAAGAAAGTATAACCACCAAGGAATCTTTCAAGTAGTCTTTGAGATTTAGCTTCTTTAGGTTTTACTTCAGGTTGTTGATGTTCATATAAAAAGAAATTGTCCTGTGGGTGATCATCAACATAAGTATCTTCAAAAGGTTTTGAAGTATCAATATTTTTTAATCTCCATTTCTTTTCTTCTTGTATTCCATCTTCAGCCGCTTTTGCTGCAGCTTCTTGAACCTCTTTACGACTATAAGGTCTTATATTATCCCATAGATCTTTTAATTTACCCATTATTTCTCCTAGTTATTATACATGTATGAATCGTCAAAATCCAATCCATCTCCAAAATTATCACTTAATCCTTTATTAATATTTGCTTCTTCAGTAGTATATTCTCTTTCATTATTTACCAAGTTATAAATACTACCAGCCATACTTTGTAAAAGGTCAATAGTACCACGTGGTTTGTGGTCTACTTTATTTTTCTTATAATCAATCTCAGCTCCAATTGCTTCTCTTTTCCAGTATTCATGAGCGGGAATTGAAAGTCTTCCATCATATAAAGCATCTTTTAAAGCTTGCATTGCAGCCATAGTTTGACCTTCAGTACTCTGTCTAGATAAACCATCCCCAGATTTAGAACGCTTATCTAAAATTAATTTAGTAGAAGTTCTATCAATAGATAGCCTACCTACTTTAAATCCTTGATTTCTTAAAATTTGAATGGAGTCCACAGATTGGAACCCGTCAAAAGTAATTAATCCTAAATAAAAACCCATTCGTTGAATTTGATATACAATCTCACGAATATCACTTAATAAAATCTCTTCTCCTTTTGCAGCTGATACTCTACCTAAAAAATCAAAATTAATATGAGGCAATCTTACATTAGTCATTTTATTACCAAATGCTTCAATCTCAACTTGTTGTCTTTCAACAAAATGGGAAGCATGACACATTGAAATACCTACAGCATCTTTTCTTAATCCCAAGTCAATATGCATGTAACGAGCATACTGCCCTGTGCCTGGTCCGGGACCATATCCCGGTTTAAAAGTTCTTTTATCTTCAAGAAAAGGATTTTCATGGGAAGCTCTATCTACCATTTCTATTTTACTTCTATCTTTAATAAAAGGTCTAGTAGATTCGGTAGGAATACAAGCAATATCTCTTAAGAAATTCTCAGGATCTCTTAAATAGTTTGCTTTTAATTCCATTGGTATTTTTATCTTTGCCATTTATTCTCCAAAAAACATTAATAATACTTTACGTTTACCTGTATGTGTAGTTGCTTTATGCATTACAGGGTTGTTATCTTTTGCAGCCCCATAGATTACACCTTTTAAATAATGGTCTTCCACTTTAATATCTTTTTCACCTTCTTTATAATATAGATCACCGCCTTTAAAATCTTGAGGATCACTTATTAAAATAGAACTACCATATCTACACCAACTCATGTGGTTATCTATTAGTATTCCGTCTTCTTCTTTACAACCATCATAATGCCAATCATGACCTGATACCCTATTCTCAACAACCCAATAACTTGGCTCACTAAATTTTAAGGGTTGGCCTGTGCAAACTCTATATGTATCAGCTACTTTTTTAACAATAGGATTAGACTCAAAATCGTGACTACGTTTATTAACAGTTTTAAGTTGTCTTAATTGGTTAGCATCAGCTTCTGATAAAATATTTTCTATCTGAATCATGCTTCGGCTGCTGCCTCGTCATTTACATATTCGGGAACTTCTAAATAATCAATAACATTTAGTATAGCTTGTAAATAGCCTAGATCATGTAGATCATTAACTTGCCCTAAATCTTTAGGTAGTTTACCTCTAAATTCTTTTAATACTCTAATAGTATCATCAAGTCTTAATCCTTGCTCTTCAGGGTCATACGTAAAAATATCTTTAATTAATTCTTCTTTCATACTTCTAAAGCCCTCCTAAACCATCCGAACAAAAATTTTTCTTGTTCGGGTTTTCTATCTACAATATTCATATAGTGTTTTACTCGATAGCATCTTACTCTTTCCAGTTCAACGTTTTCTAAAGCTTTTCTAGTAGCTGGGCCAACTGCTCCGTCAACTTCAATTCTACCCGATTCACCATTTTTACCGTTTGCTGCCCTTTGTACTACCTTAGCAGCATTACCATAACCCATATTTAAAACCATATCAAAGTAGATGTATCTTAAAGCTTCTGGCATTTTTTCAATCTTATATCTTTCCCAGTAATCTTTTCTATATATTTCTTTAGCCTCATCACGAGTTAAATTTTTAATATCAAGATCGGGATAAGCTTTTTTACTAACTCCAAAATTAGTTTCTCCTCCTAGATCATTAGGGTCATTTACATAACCACCTTCATGTTCTAAAACTTTATCAATACAATCTTCAAATTTCATAGTAACTCCTTAATAGCCAAAGGTTTTTATCAACCTAATTAATATTTCAACATCTGCTTTAGCCCTATGTTGCTCTTTAAAACTAAAGCCAAAATACTTTGCAACTTCCCCTAAACGATAAGACTTTAAATTAGGTCGCTTTCTTTTTATAAATTTTAAATAATCTACGAATCGTAAGCAAGACAATCTTCTATCATTCTGTACTAAAAAACGCTTATCAAACGAAGAATTATATGCTATTATACGTTTATTTCTCAGAAAACCGTATAAATCATCTTTTATTTCACTAAAAGCAGGGGCTTCTACAAAGTCACTTTCTTGCAATCCTGTTAATCTGGTTACAGGTGCAGGAATTCCTCTATTCGGTTTTATAAGGGTTGAAAATTCTTCTTGTATTTTACCACGCCAATACCTTACAGCATGTATTTCTATGATTGAATCTTTTTTTGGATTGAAACCTGTAGTTTCAATATCAAGAATAATCACACCAGGTGAGATCATTATTTTACTTCTTTAATAATCTCTAGTGAATCAGTATCAATTACAAAGTACTTACTCATGTCAAAATATTTAGGACCTTTTGCTTCCCAAAGGCTTCTACTTCTAACAAACATATTTAGCTTTTCAATACCTACAGATTTACCTTCTTTGATTTTACGTTCGAGAAATGAATCAGGATAACGAGGTGAACTAATTAATACAATAACACCTGGTATACTACCATGCCTCATAAAACGTGAAGTCATACGATTCATAACTGCATTATACATTTCTTCACCTGCATCATACATTTCTTCGTTTGATTTTTTAGAGTCTTCAGTTACTTCAAGGAAATTAGCCTCATCAATAACGGCTGAATATACATTATAACCCAAAGCAGATAGAGCAGAACTGGTACCAGCATAAATACAAGTATTATTTCTATCTATTCTTATTTCTCTACTAAATCTCGGGTTAGCAGGAAAATAGTCCTTATTAAAACCGGACTGGAAGCGTTCCCAACAATATGTAAACACAACTCTTCGGGATTGAACTTCGGATCTTGATAATAGCATAATACAAATAACACTATTATCAGCTAACCCATAGGCCTGCTGTGGATTCTTATGCATACACATTTCATACCACAACAACCATAATATTATTGAGGACTTAAATGATTTACCTGCCCCAATAGCTTCTAAAAATATAGCAAGGTTTACTTCTCTATTCTTTCGGTCATTCCATAAGTCACAAACATCGGCATAAACCGAATCAAACATTTTACCTTCTAGTCCCAAAAAATAAGGATCATTTAATAATGTTTCAATAGGTATATCTTTAAATTGTTTTATTGTTTCTTCATTCCAATCATAAAGGGCTCCGCCTTCTTGATTATCGTAATCACTAATCCATCTTTCTGCTTCACTTAATAGTGGATCTTTATTTGGATCATCAATCATCTGTTACCTCCGCTTCTAATGTATCTGATTGTTTTTTATAATCAAATTCTTTACCGACAATACGTCCTTGTGTTTTAAACGGTACAATAACTTCATCCATGATTTCAGTTAAGATACGTTTACCTACATTCTTAGCAGCGTTTTGCATAATGATCTTGAATATCTGATCTACAAATGCTTTAACAGTTGTAGTATCAAGGCTAACTTCTTTTTTAAGTTTAGGTCTTAATTCTTTTGCTTTAATAATTTTATCAGTTATCTTCATAACCAATTCAATGTCTTGATTAGTTAAATAACCCTCTTCAGGATTTTCCATATCTCTTCTACGTTGCATAACATAAGTTACTAATGCATACATACCTTTAATATCTTCATCAACAGAAGTTAAATGTTTTTCTTCAATAATTTGAGCATTTTCAAAATACTCCATAAGATTAGCAGGCAATCCTGCTTGTCTATTTAAATCTTGCCATAAGCCAGTATTATTTGGGTTAGTTATTTGACGGTCATGGTATGTACATTGTCCATAACCAGGATGATCAGTACCATCACCAGCAGGTTTTAAACATACATAACCTTCAGGCATTGAGTTTCTTTGAGTACCGCAAATACGGCGG